ATCCTCACAAGGGTCTCCTTCATATGCTGCATAATGACTAATTCTACATTCTCTATCAATAATATATTGATCCAATTCTTCAATTTCCGTCTCCTCTTCAACAACATACCATCTCCAAATGTCCCCACCATAATCTTCATATTCAGGTTCTGGATATTTAATCCTAATCTTTGTATCACCAGCAACACAAAGATTACTCATTTCAATTTTATCCTTAAAGGAACTATGAGAATTGCAGTGGTCAATATTCATAATGTAAATACGACCAGTTTCCGCTCTTTCTTTTAGAAGGCTCAAAAATAGTTCTTGAGCGCCGATAGTTTTTCTTGGAATAGATCCATCTCGTTCATAAGAAACGTATAGGTCGTTAAATCTATCACTGCCAAAAGCATCATACAAACCAGGAACATCGTGTGGAGAGAAGAGTGTGATTTCTGCATTTTGAATAAACCTTTCGTAGAAGATTTTTGAGATTTGAATGCTGTAGTCTAGCTTACGAACACGATTATCCTCCGTTCCTTTATTATTTTTTAAGACTAGGATATCCTCTATTTCTTGGTGCCAGATTGGGAAGTGGACTGTAGCTGATCCACCCCTAATGCCATTTTGAGTGCAGCATCTGACAGTTGCTTCAAACTTTTTGAGGAATGGTATAACGCCCGTATGCTGAACCTCACCGCCTCGTATTTTACTGTTGATACCACGGATTCGACCTGCGTTGATACCAATTCCCGCCCTTTGCGCAACATATCTGCCGACAGCCATATCAGAACTAAAGATGCTATCGAGGGTGTCATCAACATCAACAAGAACACAACTAGCAAATTGTCTAAGTGGAGTTCGCACCCCTGCCATGATGGGGGTTGGAATGTTGATTTTGTGTTTTGAGATTGCGTCATAATATCTTCTTACATACGACATTCTTGTTTGTTTAGGATACTCAGCAAAAATAGTCAAAGCAATCATGATGTACATAAATTGTGGAGTTTCATAAACTCCACCAGTGCTTCTATCTTGAACCAAATACTTATCAACTACTTGGCGAAGACCTGCATAGGTAAACAGAAAATCACGATTATGGTCTAGAAAAGTTTCTACTCTTTCAATATCCTCTTGAGAATATTTATTGAGTATGTCCTCATCATAAACCTTTGCACTTACACAATTATTGATATGTTCTTTAAGAGAAGGAAGTTCTCTCATTTTACCATAAAGCTGTTTGCGAACAGAAAACAGAAGAAGGCGAGCAGCAACATATTGATAGTTTGGATGATCAAGATCAATCAAATCACTTGCACTACGAATCAAAATATCTTGAATTTCTCCAGTGGTAATTCCATCATAAAATTGAATTCCAGAAGTCATTTCAACTTGGCTCGCAGAGACCCCTGCAAGCCCCTTGCAGGCCTCTTCAACCATCAGATGCATCTTATCTAGGTTGAGTGGCTCAATACGCCCATCACGCTTGTTTACCTTTGTCCCGTTGCTCATATTTTTCTCCAAGTAGTGAATTTAAGTTTTGCTTCTAATCCAGAGTAAGTATTTGATTTTATCACAGACTGAACATTTAGTCCAGACAACACCATGTCATTAATGTCCTTCTCTTTTATTGATGAAGGCCAGATGACAATTTTTTGTCCACTTTCAATAATGTCGGATATTCTTGATACGATTTCTGCATTACGTGGTTCGTTATCGTATATCCAAACACAATCGTCAATACCCCACTTATGAATATCGCCATCAGCGCCACAGAGAGCGATAGCATTTGATATGAATGTTGCATCAAATGGACCTTCCGTAATGTAGACTGTTTGTTCTTTTTGTATTTTATCAAGTCCATAAATTTTCGGTGCATCATCATCAAACATCACAGTAATATATTTAACCGACTTAGAATTCAGAGATCTTCCTTGAAAACCGATAAACTCTTTTTGAAAGTTATAAAGAGGAATAATAATTCTACTTTCCTCATAATTCAACTTATCAAAAGTATGTTTCTGAGTATTTGTCCATTCTTTGAATTTCTCAGCAAAGTAAAAGTCCTCAGGATTAATCTTTCTATTCTCCAAATATTTCTTGGCAATTGGATTGTCAGAGGCTTTTGGTAGGTTTATTCTTTTCTTCGAAAAATCAGGCTTTTGAAAATTAAATTTAGGTTCTTCTACTACAAAGTTTCTTCCTGTGGTTCCTTCTTTAAATTTTTCTAAACTGTATTGCTTGTGTAAAGCTGGATCTAATGTTTTTAGAAAATTGTTGAAGGATAGACTTGCTCCACAGTTATGACATTTGAAGTTCGTATTGTTCTTAACAGAATATAAGTATCCTCTTGTTTTATTCTTATTTTTTTGAGAGTCGCCGCAAAGTGGACAGCGAAAGTTGTAAAGATCCGCCTTAACTCTTTTGAACTTCGGCAATCTGGAGGAAATGAGACCGATGTATTTTGTATCAATAAAATCCATTCACAAAGATTCTCAGGACACCTAGTCTACCACGTTCTTAACCGTCTGTCAATCTGGAGTGTTTTGGTCAGTAACACTCTGTTGATGAACATGCCCTAAACGCTGCATTTGCATTTCAGAAGGAGTCCACCAGCCAGATGCGAGTGCAGAAAATGCAGTTGTCAATAATGCTAAAAGAATTCCACAACCAACAGTCATCCACTTAATTTTACTGATTTCTTGAACTTCAGTCTCTATTTTATCAATTCTTTCCGATACAGCCTCATGCTGATCTTTATTTTCAACTCTCAATTCTTCAATTACTCGACTGATATAATCATCGGCTCTTCCACACTGTTCAATTCTTTCATTATGAACAGCAAGCATTTTGCTTATATTTTCGTTTGCTTTTCCCATTAATTGTATAGCTTCATCAATCTTTCTGATCATGATTTCATATGCAGAAAGACGCTCCTCAAGGACAGCAATTTTAGTGTCTGCCGATGTGTTTTGGTTGAACATTTTAATTAGCTGCCCGAATTTATTTAATGTTACTTTCAGAAAAACTAATTATTTAAATCAAACTTATAGTTATTTATTCTTTTTCCTTTTCTTCTTCTTTGAGTTTCTTTTCAAAACTCTAGCAAGATCTTTGAAAAATGGATTCCAGTTTCTTTGGCCGCTTCTTCTCAAATCTACTGGAGGAGAATCAGGAGGAAGACCTGCAATATTTACAGGACCACCAATTGGATTTGTTGAATTTGTAGGAGCACCAGAAACTGCAGCAGCACCCATTTCTTCTTTAAGTGCTCTGACAATTCCAATTATTCTATCTACCTTATCCATTAGATTGCTTGCAATTGTGAAAGACACTCAACATCTTCTTGAATATCGTGAATTTGAGTCCTTGGATATTCTGGAAACCGATTCAAAAATATCAAAAAACTTTTAATTGCAGGCCACAAATCACTATCTAAATTATAAAATAGTAATGGAACTGCAGCATCATTAAAGACATTAAAAAGAACAATTAAATGATTCAAAATCAGGTGAGTTTTTAGCTCACCTGTATTTTTGTATTTCTTCAACAATCTTTTAACGTAGCGAATGCGCTTCAAGTCAGTTTCAAAATCCTCCATCGTAATAGCTTGAGGATTTTCATAAAATTTTATAGCGAATAACAAATAATTGTCTTCATTCAACTCATCAAATTTCATATATTATTATGCTTTAACAGTCAGAGAAATAGTTCCAATACCCACGCCAATAGTTGTTCCTGCACCAGCAATATTCTTAACAAGACCAGTTAAGGTTTTAGTAACTGCAGATCCACCAGAAGCATCAGTAATAACTCCAACAACTCCAGGAGTTGTATTAATTCTCAATACCGTTCCAATTCCAGATGATGGTGAAGTAAAGGCAAAGGCAACTCTATTTGAAATCTGACCATTAAATCTAACCACAGTCTGACCAATTCCAGGCACATTTACTTGAACTGCGTCAGTAGCAGAAGATGCTGTTGCCACAATCGCAGTTCCCGTGGTGACTCCTGCTACAGTGTATGGTTGAATTAAAACAGTTGCTCCCGCACCACAATACACTACCTCGTTCCAAACTACATGAACATATCCAACAGTATTTGTTGAGATTCCAGTAGTCCCACCCGCACCAATACTGATTGGGGAAGCAAGATTTGGATCCTCAAAGAAAACTGCAATAGGTGTGGCAGTTCCAAGTCCAACTGTACTTGTTCCTGCACCCGCAGTATTTAATCCTGCAATAGGAATTAAAATTTCATCATAATAAGAAGAAGATAAGCCAGAGTGCATCGTGGTTCCATAATGCCTAAAAATCCAACCACGATTGTCAGCAAAGCAATCATAAGGACTTGTATTTCGATCAACAGCTTCAAATAAGCTAGTGTCTGACGAATACTCCCCTAAGTATTTTGGAATTGCAAAATTGTTTGCTGATGTCTCAGCATTTGTGGAAATGCCCCAAAGAGCCATGTTACTTACCCTATAAATTTCTTTTTCTATTGATATTTATAAAAAAAAGAGACCCCAGTTTTTAGGTCTCCTTTATAGTAATATTTAAATTAAAAATTATGAGCGGGCGCCTTTGTCCTTAAGAACTTTTTCAATCTGAAGAATGATGAAAGAAGCGATGCCATTTGCCTTGACTTGTGGGAAAGCGCCAAGAAGTTCAGAGATGACTAAAAGAACTGTGGCAAGTGATGCTTGATTTGCTAATGCCCAAGCCCAGAAAGCTGCGATTGTCATAATAACCTCCGTGTAATAGTATCCTGTTTTATTTAGGAATTATCACCTTCCCGGTTTTCTGCGTCTTGGTCTTCCTCCTGGAGGATTTCTTCTAAAATATGCTTCTATCCCTGCACGTTCAGCAGCTGCTTCCTCTTCATCTCGAACCTCTGGTGGCCGCGTGTCATGACCTAAATGTCTATTCTCTGGACTTTCATTATCGTCTCCCCCACCTATAGCTCGTCCTCTTTCTTCATCTACCATTTCACCATCAGGCTCATAACTAGCCATTATAATTGGATTTTTCATACCAAATTTTGCTCTTAATCTATTTTTAATTACTTCCATTTCAGCATAACGTGATCTTGGATCATCTTCACAAGGAGTTTCTTGCTCTTTTGCTTCATCTACTTTCTTTGGAAGACCTTCATGTTTTGTTTTTGCATAATCACGAATTTGTTTTTCAGTCATACTATCAACAATCTTAAGAACTTCAGCACTTGCTTCAGATCTTGGAGTTTCCCCACGCTTCACTGAAAGTGCAAGTCCAAAGAGTTTTTGTTGTTGTTGACTTTCTGCCTTTTCTTGAAGACTACGAACTATTCCAAGAAACTTTGAGTATCCTTCAGTTTCAGAAATAGTTACTCCATCTGGTGCATAATGCGCAAACTGCATAGAAGGGCCAATATTTGTCTTCTTACTTCCAGGAAGTTCAGGATTTACAACTACTTTATTTTTTCCTCTCATCACATCAATTTCAGGTTCGCCAACATCAGAATTTAATTCTGCATCAGTTAGTTCTCCCAAAAATGCTTCTTTCACATTTGAAGTATCCTTCCCATCAGGAGTTCCACCCCTTTTACGTTGAATTGCATTATGAACAACTCCAGCGTGTTCTTTAGCACCACTTTCAATCTGACCATCACCATCATAATCTTTACCCGCTTTTGCTGCAGCAGTTTGCTCACCCTTACTCTTTTCTCCTTCATATGGTTCACCATAACCAGTCATTTCAACTGATTCAATATTTGGATTGGCACGAAGAGCACTAATTTTATCCCGAGTAGCATATCTTACATAAGAACGTCCATTCTTATCAGTTACTCTAACCTTGTATTTACGATGTTCTGCAGTCTCTAACTTTTCCATATAAGTTAGAAGCATGGGCTCTTTATTAGCACCTTCTACAAATACTTTAAAAAGTGCATTTGCAACACTATTAGTAGCTGCATCTTCAATATTAAAATCTTCTGCTTGCACACCACCCCTTCCAAATAATTTTCCTCTTACAAGTGTCTTTTCTTTTGGATTCATCTGACTATGATTCATATAATCGGCATATGCTTGTTGAAGCGTCATTTCCTCTCTTCTTGCTCTATAGCGAATATCATACACAGCCTGTCTGATTCTAGCTTCTGGGCTTTTTGCATTTTTAGAATCGGGCTTGTTGCCTCCAGCAGGAGCACCCGCAGGAGCTGGTGCAGCAGGGGCATACTTTCTCTCAGGAAGCCCCTCAGCAATATTCTTTTTCATAAGAGAACTCTACTTTTTACCTTTTTTTCTATATTTATTTATGAATTCAATTCCGTATACTCTTCCACCATACTGGAGATTTTCTTTTCCTGTTCCAATTGCCCCAGGTGTCATTTCAGCAAAGTGTTTAAACATACCAAGAGTTCCTGGAAGAGTATTTGGATGAACACTATCTCTCATAGGACTATTCATTTTTACTTCAGTATATTCTTTCAAATCTTTAATCCAAGATTTAAACATCTGCCCTTCTTCTGTTACACAGATAAGATAATTTGTTCCTCTACGAATAATACGCCCAGTAAGTCCAGTATTGAGATTTTCAACTAATTGGTCAATTTTAAAAATCGTTTCTGAGAGGTAATTTTCACGAAGATTTTTGTAATCAAACTTAGGAGCAACATCCCATATATCATATCCCTCCTTTACATTCATAGAGCCACGAAGAATATTAAATAGTTCCTTTGCTTCAGAAGGCTTCACTCCTGGCGGAAGACCAGCTTTAAAGCTTTTAAAATCTCCTTCTGCAACAGCAAGTCTCATTCTAGAAGCAGATACTCCCTCTACTCCTTTACCATCAGGATCTCTATCGCCAGAGGAAATTGTTTCAATATTATCAAACTGATAAAGTTGACCATTATACTGATTAGAAAGTTTTTCAAATTCTTTTACGCGATCTGCCCCACCAACAATTCTAACTCCAGAATATCCATTATTATGAGCCATCTTCAATACATCAAAAATAGTTTTGATGTTTGGGTCATTTACAATATTGTCAGCATAGTCAGGATAAAATCTTTGCATAAATGCAATTTTAGTATCAGGATCAAGAGGATTTTTTTTCTTATCTTGAGTTCTGGATGGGAAAATCAAATATTGTCCATCTGGATCTTGAGATGCTGATTGTGCGGCAACATCCATAAGTTGCTGATGCCCAATTGTAGGTGGATTAAAGCGTCCAAAGGCAACAGTAAGAGTTCCTTTTGTTTTAGCAATTGGAAGAAACTGCTGAACTGGTGGTTGTTCTTGAGGTACTTGAGCTTGAGCCTGAGGATCTACTGGAACTTCTTGAGGAGCTTGTTGTTGAGGCTGCGGCTGCTGCACCAAAGCTGGGTCATTATATTGCGAAGATTGAATAGTTCTTTCTTTCTCAGTTTGATTTGGATCCTTTCCAGTTCTTTGACGTTTATTATAAAACTTAAGTTCTCCTCCTATAGTTTTAGCTATAAACTCTCCCTGCCTATCATACCAACCCCCATGACCATCTGGAACAAGTCCAAGACTTTTTGCCTTCTGAACAGCTTGTGATACTTGAGCTTCTGTTAGAAATTGGAAAAAACTTTTCATTAGATATTTTTATAAGATTTCAAGCTATTAAAACTCTTTTATTCTTATATATTTAGGAATTACAAACCAAATCCCAATTTCTCTTTTTTAGCACCATATCCATGTTTAGTTCTAAATTTTAAATTTGCAATAGATTGTCCTTGAATTCCATTTGAAGTTTTAACTGAAAAATTAGGAATTCCTCCAATAATATTTAAATGCACAAAAAACAAATCATTAGCTAAGGTCTCTTTTACAAGATTAGTAAATTTAAAAGAATTGGAAGCGTCTTGTGAATATTCAACAATTAGTCTTTCACAAGCGTATGAAATTTCATTTAGTGTTATATTAACCTTAGAATAATTATTATTTTTAATCTGAGTAGAAGAATTATTTATCCTAGGACTAAGAAATGGATCTTTTTGTATAATAGATAAGAAAAGTTCTGGGTTTGGAATTCTATTAAAACCACCTGTCAAACTAGAAACTGAATTTGAAGCCACTTCACTAATTATTCCCAAATATTCTGCACATTTTATTGGACCTTTTGTATAATCATATTGATTAAGCAATTCCATAATTTTATATTGGTCTTTATAGTCTCTTATAAATTTTTGTTGGAGCTTTTTTTCATATATTAATGGAATTAAGTCTCCAACTTTTAAAGTATTAGAAGAGACTCCTTCAGATTTTGCAGAGACTTTTATTTTTCTATCAAAAGGTGGATTTCCAGATATAATATAATAATCAACAAGAGGTTCATTTGAGCGAAATGGAATAAGAATTTTTGAAGACGAATTTACACCTGGAATATGAATTAGTCCTCTTTTTAAACAATAAATTGGACCAATACATTCACCAAAATCATTTCTTATATCATTCATAGGAAGATCTACAGTATCAAATCCTGTAGGCTCTGATCCATTTTCTACAAAATCAACTAAAGCAATTAGATATTCTTCCAGTTCACCAGTTATATCATTTCTAGAAATAATTGAATTTTTAAGAGTAGAAATATAAGTATTTAAATTAAATTCCACTCCTTTCAATCCAAACTCTTGTGGTTTAAACGCACCAGAATAAGCCGACTTTGGTTTTCTTAAAGCATCAATCTGAATATAATAAACATCACCTTGAGGATTATAAACATCTCCAAATTGAAATGCAACTCTATTTCGATTACTCTCCATATCTTGAGAAAGGGAATCAATATATATTACTTTATTTGTTCTAGATTGTTCTACATATCCAATTCCTGGTTTACGACTTTTCGGGTCGTCGAAATATGCAGCACTCGATGCTCTAACAGTGGTTACAATATTTCCATTTCCTTTCCAATGTTTTTTCCAATTTGCTGCTCCTGAAGTAGGCCTTGACATAATAATTATCGTACAGTCATAAAATCAAATAGTTCTGGATGAAGCTGTCCATATCTTCTCATCAGTTCACCAGCCTTTGCATTTGCCTGATTTTCTATAGGGCTCCCAGCTTGATTTCCCTTGAGGCTAGGTCCCCTTTCCATATGTTGTTTATAATGTACATATTCATGAGCAACAGTTCTCAAAATGTCCATAGGATGGCGATTGATAATACTAATATAAACTATATTCTTATCTGAAATAAAACCAAATGCTCTCATCTTCTTTGCATATTCAGCATCATCAATTAAGATAAGTGGAATATCATATGAGATGTTTAGTTGCCTTTTCAAAAATACAACAAATCTCTTCAAAAGAGCATCAAATTGAATTCTAGATATTGGCTTACCTTTTGTCTTTCCAAGTATGGACATTTTTTAATCTATTTATTTTGCTTCAATAATTTCTTCAATTTTTTCATCAAGGCTCTGAATTACTTTACGAATATCAGAAATTCTTGAAGGGACGCTCAGTTCATCATAAGTATATCCTCTTTGATGTTCAAAGAGGATTTGACGAACTGCAGCGGCAGCACGAACATCAATCTTAATTGATACTTGTTTTTCTTTAGTCATTTTTCTTCTCCTCTTGTATATCAATCAAAAAAGTTTTTTCTTTAGTAGGAATAGTAACTACTGTTTTATTTTTATGCTCACTAACAGTACACCACATTTCTTTTACATCAAATGCATTCCTAACAATTTTTGTTACTTGTGCAATAGTCATCGGTCGTCAACAGCACGGTTTTCAGAGAAATAAACATCAAAAGCACCTTCAGGATAACGCTTCAGAAGCTTTTGAACATTACGAGCAACTACATCATCAATACTTACTCCAAGAGCTAGACAGGCTTGAGCAACATACCACAGGATGTCTCCAAGTTCAATAATCAGATGTTCACGATTGTCTTCATTGTATGGTTTTCCCTGGAAGATCATTTTCTTGACAATTTCCAAGAACTCCCCACCTTCAGCATTAATACCAACAGAAGCAGTCAAAAGTCTTTCAATATTTGCACCCTTTTCATCCAGAGCAACTAGACGATCTGAAAGAGCAAGAAAGTCTTTCGATGCATCAGAAGTTACTTCATCCACAAACTCTGCGTACTTATCAAAATCAACGTGTTTTGCGTTTTCCATTAAAATTTAAATCCTCCAAATTTTTTTGCTAGAGACGGCGGTTCATCATCATCCCCACCATCATACCCTTTATTTGAGCCGCTGTCAAGTATGTCGTTCTGAGCCGACTGCTCACAGTCATACAATCTCATCTTGGCACGATCAATACCGACGATGAAGCGTTTGTAAATCGTAGGGTCGTTGTATCGATTTTTTAATTGCTTTACCATAATCTGTCCAAGCCCTTCCAACTCTTCTGTGCTAATAAGGGCAAACATAAGATCAGCAGTAGCAGGGAGACCAAAGGACTCAGAAGTATCAGTAAGTTCAACATCAGAATTACCATAACCAGAACGAGTGGTCTGAGTAGCGGAGACAATCGGCACATTATGTTCAACTGCAAGTCCTCTAAGTTCTTCTGCAATTGCTTTAATATATGAATAAGAATTGACAGAGAGATTTGTTTTATACCTAGAGGAAGCACAAATGTTAAGGTAATCAATGAAAATAATATCAGGTCTAAATGATTTCTTGAGAGAAAGTTCATTGAGAAGTGCCTTAAAGTGTCCACTATGAGCAGATGCAGTTGGATACTCTTTAATTATAAGTGTTCCTTGAGTCTTCTTTGCAATATTAGATACCTTATTTTCAAAAGTTGATTTGGGAAGATCCATCAATTGTTGAATTGGAACATTCAAGAGGTTTGCATCAATTCTCTCAGCAATTCGCTCTTCTGCCATTTCAAGCGTAATGTACAGAACGTTGCGCCCCTGCAGCAAGACGGAGCTAGCCACATGGCACATAAACAAACTTTTACCAACTCCAGTATTATGAGAAGAAACTCCATTAGTATAATACCTGTGATTTGGATGATTTACATTAATATCCACAATAGGTATTTGATTTCCTGTTTTAAAAACACCACCAAGTTTATAACCATTTTTAGTTACAAAATATTGTAGATATTGATTTGTCTTATGTTTTTCATAAAGATGTGATGCTTCCATCCATCCAAAAGATGTTTCAAATAAATGATCGGCATTACATCTAATGGGTTCTCCACCATTAACCTTTAAAACATATTCATCGTACATCCCCTTATTAATAAAAAAATTAACGGGAACATATCCATCGGGAGAATCAACTTCTACCTCATATCCATTATCAAGTAATGTTTTAATTTCAGCAATTGTTGTTTCTTTTTCAATCCACATTTTGTATAAATAATAGTATTAGCAGTAGCAGGGACAGGGAAAAATGTTTGATCGTATCTATTCTAACTTATGTGAAGGCAATAAGTCAAGAAGAGAAAACTATAAAAAATATTCAGGATTACACGAACATCATATTGTTCCTAAACATATGAGAGGAACTGATGATGATTGCAACCTCACATATTTAAATGTTAGAGAGCATATCATAGCACATTACTTACTTTGGAAGATTTACAAAAATCCAAATGATTTAAGATCTATGAAAATGTTAGGTGCGAATTTATCACCTCAATATAGAAAAATAATTGGAGAATTTTGTAGAGATAATAAAATTGGATTATTTTCAACTCCAGTAGAAGAAAGAAAGGAATGGATGATTAAAGGAATAGAAACTCAAAAACAAGAATATTTAAATAATAAAATTAAAAATTTTTATTATTGGAGTACAGAAGAAGGCAGAAAAGAAAGAGCATCTCTTGGAGGCAAAAAGAGAGCATCAAAAGAGTTTAATTACTGGGCATCTAATCAAGGAAGACAAGAAAGAGCATCTCTTGGAGGAAAAGCACACAAAGGTAAGAAGGTAATGCACTTACCAGGAACAAAAGGATGG